CCTTTCGTCTACGGACGACATCTCTGCATTGTGCGTTGCCACAGGCGACGTAAACAAGAAAGTAAACCTATATATGTACTACTTCGTCAGTAGAGCAGCCATTGAAAGAAGGCTCAAAAAAGACGAGACCTCGATCTACGCTCATATTGACGAGCACCCGAACATATTCGTTATAGAAAGCAACACGATTGACTACAACGTAATCAGGCGCAAGGTTAGTGGCTACTATGTGATGGACGGCAACGTGATGTACGACGAAGACAACCTTTGCGAGAAGTTTAACGTCAAGTCTTTAGCCTATGACCGCTGGAACAGCTTGAGCTTGATACGAGATCTAGAGGGTGACGGTGTATCATGTGACCCATACGGCCAGGGTTACGCCGCCCTTTCGTTCCCTTCGAAGACTTTAGAAAAGATGGCAAGAGACGGAGTGCTCTGCCACGGAGGAGACGAGATGCTTCGATGGATGATGGGCAATGTGAAGCTCAGGATGGATCCTTCCGGCAACATAAAGCCCGATAAAGAGAAGAGCGGAGACAAAATTGACGGCGTCGTAGCGGCCATCATGTCGATCGGTGAGATGCTATCTTATTCCGAAGAGGAAGATACCCCGTTAGAACCCTTCTTCGCTGTTGTGTAACATCATTATATTTGCAATATGGCAGGCCCATCAGGACTTAGAAAGGTAATTAGCTCTATGCTTGGTTATAAAGACCAAGAGAGGGCTTTTGTGCCTACTATGCATTACCCATCTTATGCGCCATTTAGGAGCAAAAATGTAAATGCATTCCAGTCCATCAGCTCTCTACAGATTACGGCTGTGTATGCTTGCGTAAGCAAGATAGCAGACACCATTGCGTCGATGGATTGCATGGTGGAGAGAATCTCGTCAGACGGCTCGAGGACTCCGCTCAGCGACAGCCCATACACCAAGCTGCTTCGTGTTCAGCCCAACCCATTGATGGGCGCATACGAGTTCAAGCAGATGATTATCAGCGACGCTCTGATCTACGGAACGGGCTATGCTGTGATCACCGGTAGTGAGATGTTCTGGATTCCTTCTTCAGAGATGACTTTCGTCATCAACGAAAGAACGGGAGAGAAGATCTACAAGTACACGGGAGCACCTGGGCCGATTCCGCAGAGCGCAGTCATTGAAATCAAGGCGTTCCGTTCAGAGTCACCTATCAGCGTTCAGCTTCAGGTCATTCAAACCGCCAAGTCGGTTCAGAACTTCGGACACAAGTTCTTTGAGAACGGAGGTATGCTCGGTGGCATTTTGACCACAAAGGAGCAGGTGAAGCCCGAGTACGTGAAGGAGCTTTCCGAGCGATGGAAAGAAGAGTATGCTGGAAGCGACAACGCCCACAAGATCGCCATCGTGAGCGGAGGTTTCGACTTCAAGCCTATGAGCGTGCCACTTCAGCAGTTGCAGTTTATCGAAACCAAGAAATACACTGCTCAAGAGATCTGCCAGATGTACCAAGTGCCGCCAGCTATGATCGGCATGGAGGGAAACACGGCATACTCCAACTACGAGCAGCAGGTACTTCAGTTCTACCAAGGATGCATCCTCCCTTGGATCAAAAGAATCGAACTCGAATTCGAGAGAAAGCTGTTGGGATTTGACGACAGCCTCTCTTGCCGCTTCGACGTAGACAGCCTCCTGCGTGCCGACTCATCCGCTCGCTCGACGTACTACCACTCTATGCTATCTGATGGTGTATTGTCAATCAATGAGGTCAGGTCACGCGAAGGTCTCTCTCCCGTCGAGGGCGGCGACAACCACCATATCCAACTGAACCAGATTCCACTGGCTTCTATGGATAAGTATGCAGACAAAGTAACCGAAACAAACAATACCAATGGCAATATTCCTGTATAAATTCAGAAACGTAAGAACAAAGCATTCTACGACGCCTAGCGGGACGGCTGGATCCGCCGCTGACGACGAAGTATACTACACTTACTACGAGGGCGCAAGTGCTCCAAGCGGAGCTCAAGCAAAAGCCGCGCTCGATCAATTCCTTGATAGCCGTGGGCTTGTGGGGATTCGTCCCGACATCTCAACGGCAATGGCGGCCGGTCACGCTTCAGTGAACGACAGAACCAATGTCGCAACAGGGGCAGCTTCATTCCGTGTTGGGAAGGGCATTTACCAATACGCTGTAGCTTATCACGCCAGCACGTTGGCGGGCGCCTTGGCAGCAACTACAACCTGGAAAAACTTGTCGTAATGCCGTATTCAGATTACCCCGAAGTAATGACCTCCAACGCCAAGAGAGGCTTGGAGCTCAACGAAGAGAACGGAGGTAAGTGCGCTACGGCAGTGGGCAAAGAAACGGCACGCATCCTCTCATCGGGAGAAGCGTTGTCAGAAGACAGAGTTGTCCGTATGTACTCCTACCTCTCTCGCGCAGAGACGTACTACAACCCAGACGACACCACCGCCTGTGGCACCATCTCATACCTTATGTGGGGAGGGAAGCCCGCCTTGGCGTGGAGCAAGCGTGTTGTAGAAGAGATGGAAGAGAACCGAGCCATGGATGTGGTAGCGGAGGAAATCATCGAAGCCATTGACGAGCACGTAGAAGAGCTTAAGGAAGAGGTGGTTGAGATGCTTATGGGCGAAGAGGAAATCATGGAAGAGGAGGAAGAGATGGTCGACGAGCGCAAGGCGAACGCCGATCTCGAGTCCCGCTCTTTCGCCTGTGAGTTCCGCACCGAAGGCGAAGACGAAACCGTCATCGAGGGTTACGCCGCGAGATACGACGAAGAGACCGAGATTGCTGGTCAGTTTGTCGAGCGGATTGCTCGCGGAGCTTTTGACGCAGCAGACATGACCAATGTGGTGGCCCTGTTCAACCACGACTGGAATATGCCGCTCGCTCGTGTTGGCAAAGGTCTCGAGTTGTGGGACGATGGCCAGGGACTGAAGTACCGCTTCACGCTCGGTAACCAATCGTACGCGAAGGATCTCGCCGAAAATATCAGAATGGGCAACGTATCGACTTCTTCATTTGGTTTCACGGTCGAGAAAGATCGTTGGGAGAAGCGCAACGGCCAACCGCTCCGCGTGGTAGAGCGTGTAAAGAAATTATACGACGTATCACCCACCACGCAGGGTGCATACCCAACTACTGACGTAGCTATTAAAAGAATGCAAGAGTTCAATACCCAAGAAGTGGAAGAGCGGCTCACAGACACCGCTATCCTTCCAAACCCCTATTCACCAGAAACACAAAACCCCCCTTCTTCCACAATGGAAAACAACGTCACGCCCGCATACATCCAGAGCCTGGGCGACTCTGAAGCAAATGTTGCCAAGCGTTACTCGTTCGGCAAGGCTATCAAAGAAGCTGCTGAAGGCCGTTTGACCGGTCTCGAGGCTGAGATGAACCAAGAGGCTCGCCAAGAGTTCACGAACGCAAAGGTGAACGTGGCTGGCGGTATCTCTATCCCGTCTATGGTTCTCCGTACGCACGGTGACCCGATGTCTATTGCAACCACCTCCAACAACACCAACCACAGCTGGGGCGGCACCGTCGGCACCATGGACGCTGGCTTGATCCCGTATATGTCTCCCCGCGACATCGCTTCGCAGATGGGCGTTCGTAACCTGAGCGGCCTGAGCGGAAACGTGGTGTTCCAAGTCGCTAAGCCGGGTGTGAAATTGGCAGCAACTAAACCCGCAGAAGCCGTTACCGCTACAGGTGACAACATCGAGTTCGCAGCTAAGACGCTGTCTCCTTCTCGCTACAGCGCATACGTTCGTGCCACTGAGCAGCTCCTCGCTCAAAGCGCAGACGACATGGGCGCATTTGTTGCCGCTGAGATCCGCAAGGCCGTCGACAAGAAGTTCAACGAAGACATCGTTGCTGCTATCAAGGGCAATGCTACCACCGGCGCCGCTTTGAACCAAACTTCTGCCGGTACGCTCGACACCTACAACGCATCTACGAAGAACCCGCTCCACCTCGAAGAGGAGTTGATGGGCCGTGATGTGGACTTGAACATGGTGAAGATCCTCTGCGCTCCTGGCGCATACCGCACCGCTCGCACCTTGAGCTTGGACGCTGGTAGCGGATTCCTCTTCGCTGCAAGCCCGCTCGAGCGCCGCAACGTGTTGGGCTACGACACGGTGGTCTCTTCGCAGGTTACCGCTGGTGAGTTCTTCATGTTCGACTACACGCAGCTCGTCACGGGCGAGTGGGGTGGCCTGAACCTGATCATCGACCCGTACACCGACGCTCACCTGGGCGTGGTTCGGATCTTGGCAAACGTATACAAGTCCGTCACGACGCTCCAAGACGAGTGCTTCGACGGGGTTGCTTCGATGGCCTAATTTACCCGACAAGACGTGACTTAGGAACGAGAGGGGGGGAGCAATCCTCCCCTCTTATTTTATAAATTAGTACCATGAAATACGAGGTAGTATCTCAATCTATAGTTCCTGCTCAGTTCATCCCCGATCTGATTGTCAGGAAGCACCTGAGGCTTTACGATAACACGGAATCAGACGTTATCGATTACT